ATATTTCTAAAGACAAAGTACGTATAAAGACGCGGCGAAGACCGCGGAGCAGGCGAAGACCGCGGAGCAGGCGAAGACCGCGGCGCAGGCGAAGACGGTGTCGTTCGACGAGGAAAAAAGTAATTCAAGCTTTACAATTGTCTCGAGCTGCGTCGAGGGAATTAAAAAGGGGTAATATAAAAGATGCTTTTACATTATCCGTAATCTCGCAAGCCCTTATTGAGTCTTAAAATTTTTAATTATATAATTATTATTATCTTTAATAAAATGTGCAGTATCTTCATCCTTCCCACTCCACATTCCGGGTATAATGTTTTTATTGTTTATACCTTCCAAGGTGGGAAATTGTAAATTATTTTTATATTGATGACAAAGCAATTCTTTTGTATTAGATGGGCAATTAAGACTTAACGGTCCAAAAGGACATTTTTTAACATTAAACATCGCTTTTGCTTGTGCTTCACTGATAAGCCGATTATTTCCATACACAGTATACATACGTCTATTCTGCTTGTCATAGATAGGTATTAGGTGAAAAACATCAATATGTACATCTCCTCTCTTAAATACAAAAAAATATTGTGTATCTCGACACGGTTTTTCCATTGGTATTGGAGAAAAATTATTGTCGATAGTGCTCCTATCATTTAAATATTTGCATACGTCATTATAAACGCCACTCCAACACGCTAAACAGCCGTTTTGCAATTCTATGCCTTTCTGCTTAAAAATTGGACGCAATTCTGCCAAACGTTCATGATCTTCAAATCGTATACATATATCTCCATCGTCATCCCAAGGAATAATATCCCCGTGTCTATAACTTCCTAACAGCGTTCCAGCCCCTAACACATATTTAATACCGTTATTTGTTAATATCTCATGAATATCTTTTAATAGACCATAATATGCTTTTTTGGTTTCTGCATTTATTGTATTTTTAGTGGTTGGGACTCCTCTCATACCCCAATCCCCCATAGAATCCCAATTTGTTTCTGTACTATTACCACAACGCAGTTCGGATTCGCTTCGGGTTCTAATTACATTATTTGGTGTCTGGATATAATATAGAGCTACGCATACTATAACAAATATACATATATATATTACCTTTTTTTTTGATGACCTCATTACTGGTATAATAATATATATTAATTAAATTTAACAATAATTTCTACCTTTTCTTTTTTAATACTTTTCGATGCTGAGATAGATAATTCTTCTCTTTTCTTTCGTGTTTTTTTATTAGCCTTATCTTTTCTTTTGGAAGTACTATTACGGCGATTCATATCTTTTTCTATCTCATCTAAATGCTTATCGATATAATCTAATATTTTGTTTTCTAAAACCCACTTGAAAAAATTTAATTGACCAATGGTGGTCTGAATATTATTTTCTTCATCATAAGGGATGATGATTCGATCCCACCGACAAAATGGGTCGAATCTCTTTTTAGAATAAGCTTTTAATTTTAATTTATAATCTGTATAAACCTTGAATCGCTTTGGTTGATCTCCATCTAAAATATTATATACGGTGTAATATTTCTTTGCCCAGTTGGTTACAAACCAATCTATTAAACGTAAAGACATTATATTTTCACCGTTAATGATTGTTAAAATCTTCTCCAAATTATTATCTACTTTATAAAACTTCATTAATTTTGTTAAAAGTAAATTATTTTGTGTCGTGTATAATTGTGTCATTATATATTTCATTTAATTGTCGTTTAAATCCTTATTTGTTACATTAAAATTGCTATTTTTGGGGCGAAGGAAATTATCTTGAACAGAAATATCATCGACATAATTATTTCCTATTAAGTATGGATTAATTTGTCTATTGGTCACTAATGTACGTTTCGACAAACGATCAGAACTTATCTCTCTTTTATTCTCTTCTTTAAATGGCACTTCTAATGACTTATCATTTACTTCTGGTTTAATCTCAATTATTGTCCTTTGTGATTTATAGCTTTTTTCCAGATGTTCTCCTTGTTTACTCCATGTCCAATAAATAATATCCATTACTATGGATATATACATTTTTAATATTATTTATACTCAACCCTTCTTGATAATTTTCATTTGTTTTCCAAATAAAAATTTTTTATCATCTTGTCGCCGTCTTTCTAAATTACACTTCAAACACGCAATGACGACATTGTTTTTATTGTGTCCTAAAGAGTTATCTATTCTATCCAAAGTCCACTGTAAAGGATCTCTTGATAGTGTATAAAACAATAAAACTTCAAAGCAACAATAATGACATTTCATCTTAGATGCAACCATTTGTTCAAGCAATTGGTTATATTGAATTATTTCTTTTTTATCATATCTGTTTTTTTTCTTATCCTGTTGTCCATAACTACTTAATTTTCTACGTATTATTTTTTCTGCTTCTACAGCCCCATCAAAAGAAATATCAAGGTATAATTTATTTAATACCAGATCCGGTGATAATTTCAATAAATCTTCATCTACTATATTTTTCTTCTCATATTGTTTTGCTTTAATGATAATCGTTTTATTCATATATAATAAAATGATTACATCTTTAATAGGAACGCGCTTTCTATTGCTATTAGCATGATAATTATTAGTAAGGTGATGATAATACTTTTTCTTGTATTGCTTCTTGGAGAATGAGGGTGACTTTTTGTATTGGTTATATATATATATCTCAAAAAATGCCTTATTTGACTGACATTAATAGAAATATTGGGTAATATCTGCCCATAAGTTTCACCCCCGGTATTCATTATTTTCGGTATATTTATATGCATATTTATTGTAACAAAATAAACAAGAACTATTATTCCTATTTTTACCAAATTTAATTTATTTTTTTTATAATTATTGAAGCTTGTATTCAATACTATAAATAATAAAGAAAAAAGTGATATAAAGAATAAAATAAAATGTGATATTTTTTCAAATAGGGTTTCTTGAATTTCTCTATACAAAAAAGAAAAATAGCGACTCCCAAATAACCCATTGTGAAAACCGATAGCTGTTGCAAATAAAGGGAGATTCGCTGTCCATACAAAACTAAAAAGAATATTTTTTGAAATATAATAAATAATGAATGGGAAAAATACAGCAAAAAGACAAATAAAAATAACTAATCCAATAATGTGTTTCCTTGGGTTTTTATATTTAGGTGACCCAACACCTGCATTAGTACCATATAGTTGCGCATGGGCACTATCCTCACAATAATCCCAATTTTCATCTTTATCTAATACCCCGCCCCAATTAACACCTCGATAACCACATTTTCCTTGTTCTTCAACTATACATCGCGGTCTATATGCATCTTTTATACATTCTTTGGAAAGATTCTTACGGTCGCGGACGGGAGGACAAGTTCCTTTTTTGCCGCCAGCGCCATCATTTCCTCCATATACGCAAACCCCATTATCAAATGCCCACTTTCCAACTTTATAATTTTTTTTGCACCTGCAACCGTGAATTGTTTTCATTAATATATATATAGAATAAATTTAATTATAGTTATCGTTAAGTTGTTTTAATAATACCCCTTCTACAAATATCATTATTAAAGCAATCCCCATTCCACCAATGGCGGAAATAAAGCTTCTTTTTCTTTTACCCCAACCCGTTTGTTTTTTCGTTAATATTTTATAATATAGATAATTGTTCGTTTTTTTAATTATATTAACACCAACCAAATGTGTCATTGTAAGAATTATAGCTCCAAATACGAGTCCATATGCTATATTTTTTTTTATTGAATTTATTATCACAATATATACTAATCCTAAAAGGGAACATAAATCTAAAATTTTGCTTGAAATTAGAGCGACTGTATTTGGCGCGGCTTCATTGACGATTAAAAAAGAAAATTTCGAAGTATCATATGAACCTGTGTGTGTCGCGGGAAAACTTAGCGCCGTTGCAAAAAGGTGAAAATTGGGAAGTAGGGAATTAAGTAAAAATAATTTATTGGTAGCATAAAGTATCCAAGGTATGATAAAAGTATAAATAATAATAAATATACCCAACCCTATATAGTAACGTCTCGGGTTAAGAATCATCGGGGGGGTATTTCTCTCCTCGCCAAATGAAAATGTCGACCAATCACACCAATCAATCCCTTGTCCTTCTTGTAACCCTGAATCATTTTTTTTTATCCAGCCACAGTTTTTTTCTTTAACCGCACAATAAGGCCTACTCTGTGAAGAGCCAATGCAACTCTTCTTTAATTTATTACTATCTTTGGTCAGCGGGCATAATGCATTATCTGGTCCCCCCATCACACATCCTTTGTATTTTTTTCCACCCGGCGCAAATGACCATTCTTCTTTGCATGTACATCCATGAATAGTTTTACTCATCCTATATTGTTATCATAAAATAATATAGAATTATAATGATATTATATTATAATGAGTAATAAAAATGACGAGTGCGTAGAATTAAAAAACATAAAATATCAAACAATGCTTATGAATAAAAAAATGCAAACGCCCCAAACGGAAAACAGTACAATAAATATAGAAAAATTTTTACAAAATGAAAGAACCCAAGTTATAAAAAAGCCTTGGAGCAAATTAGAAAAAACGATTAAACGGAAAAAATTATATAAATTCGCTGAAACATATAACACTAAACATAAGGAAATGCTGAAGCAATATTTATTTCACTGTCTTGAAAGAAAAAAATTGCAGAGAACCAAAGATGTTATTTATGATATAACTACCGGAAAGATAGAAAAAATACCCGGATTATCTTTTAATAAAAATTCAAATAAATATACCTTACGACGCATAGATAAAAAAGGGTCTACCCTCAAGTCCCTTGCGCCTAAAAAAAAGAGAAAGAAAAACAAAAATTGATATACATTTAAAAGAATGACAGCATAATAAGTAATGTTAAGTAATATTGATGGCAATCTATCAGAAACTATTTTGAACTATACAGATTTATATGTAAAGGAAACCCCCGAGATATATTCACAGGAAAAATTCATAACTCTTATTTTTAATAGTGTTTATGAATTGACTCGTTTGACCTTAGGGGAAATAATAGATATCAACGATCCTAATTTGGTGGATATTATTTATGAAAATATCCATTATTATTTCAAAACCTGTGGGTTGCCTCGCTCATATGATAATTCTTCTATATCAAAAATCAATATAGAAGAAATGGAAAAAAAAGTCCTATTTCTCCAGAGTCTGAAACAACCAGAACAAAAAAGCAGAGAATGGTTTATGGCTCGTTGGACAATGCTAACCGCTAGTAGTATATGGCAAGCCCTTGATACACAATCCGCCCAGAATCGTCTTATATGTAAAAAATGTGCTCCAGTAGATATCAATAAATGTTTTCGAGTAAATATTAATTCTCCCTTGCACCACGGACAAAAGTTTGAACCGATCTCTGCTATGTTTTATGAAAATTTATATAAGACGAACATTAGTGATTTTGGTTGTCTACGACATAGAAAATATCCATTTTTGGGTGCATCTCCAGACGGAATTAATACAGATAAGTGCAATCCACGTTATGGGCGTATGCTTGAGATCAAGAATATTGTAAATCGTGAAATAACGGGTATTCCGAAGAAGGCGTATTGGATACAAATGCAGATGCAAATGGAGGTATGGGATTTGGATGAATGTGATTTCTTAGAAACCCGATTTAAAGAATATGAAAATGAAGAAGAATTTTTAAAAGATGGGGGGTATGATTGTTCAAAGGTAAAGGGTGTAATCCTATGTTTTCATAGTAGAGGCGGACCGGTGTATAAATATTCGCCATTCTTAGCCATTTGCGAAGAAGAAAAATGCCGCAAATGGATGGATGATTGTCTGGAAAGTAATAATACTATGACGTGGACGCAAAATATTTACTGGTGTCTTGATGAATTTTCGTGCATTCTTGTTCCAAGGAATAGAATTTGGTTCGCCAGTGCATTGCCGAAATTTAAGGCGTTATGGGATACTATTTTATATGATCGTGAGCATGGCTATGATCATAGAAAACCAAAAAAAAGGGTGAAGGCTAATAATATTATTTTAAAAGTTAGGACTGAATCATTCAATGAAACCATTATTCCCAAAGAATCTGCAGACCTTACTGTTGTGCAACATAATAGTTGACCCGCACGCCTATATGTGGGTTATTTGGAGGCATAGGAACAGGAGCCGGATACACTACCTTTTTTGTTCCATATAATCCTCCATTTATTTCTGGTGGGGTACTTGTTCCATTATTGGGATTACTCCAATATTCCTTATTATTTGTTACCTGTGCATATGATGCCATTGGAGTATAGGGATATTCTTTCCACTCTTTCGAATATGATTCATCAGAAACGCCCGGTTTACATTTGCCTTTTGGCATCATTGGGTAATATCCGTTTGGGGGTGATAATATAGCGGTTTCCATTGTCGAAGGAAAAGGCATTGATGACAAGAAACCCTCTTGTCTCTTACTTAATATATATAATACTCCTAAAATAATTAAACCTATTAATGTTATGCTACACATATTTGATGATAAAAATTTCATTATATAAATCGAATATATTATTTTTTAAGATAATATATTTAAAAATGTAAATAGATACTATATAATCAGATGGATATTGAAATGAGCGTAATCAAACGAAACGGCGATAAAGAGATAATATCTTTTGACAAAATATTAAAACGCATTAAAAATCTCGGGAAAAATACCTTGCAAGTTAATTATACAACATTAGCAATGAAAATTATTGATCGTCTATATGATGATATCCCAACAACTAAAATAGACGAATTAACTGCAGAACAATGCGCATCCCTTTCAACTTCGCATCCTGATTATGAAACATTGGCGAGTCGTATCCTTATTTCAAATCATCATAAAAATACAAATGCAGATTATTCTATAGTGGTTTCTAATCTTTATAACTATAAGGATAATAAAAATAAGCCTTGTCCTTCAGTGAACAAAGAATTCTATTCTTGTGTTATGAAATATAAAGATGAAATTCAGGAAATATTCGATTACGATCGCGATTTTAACATAGATTATTTTGGTTTCAAAACATTAGAGCGGGCATATTTAATGAGAATTAATGATAAAATTGTAGAGAGACCGCAACATATGTGGATGCGTGTTGCCATTGGCATCCATAAAGAAAACATAGCGAAGGTTAAAGAAACCTACGACGCAATGTCTATGAAATATTTTACTCATGCTACCCCAACACTTTTTAATGCAGGAACGCGGCGCCCCCAACTTAGTTCTTGTTATCTCATTGCCATGGAATCCGATAGTATCCAGGGAATTTATAATACACTTACCGATTGTGCCAAAATTTCGAAATGGGCTGGGGGTATAGGTATGCATATCCATAATATTCGCGGACGAAACAGTCGTATTCGTGGTACAAATGGAAAAAGCAATGGTATTGTGCCGATGTTGAGAGTATTCAATAATACGGCTCGTTACGTGGACCAAGGCGGTGGTCGCCGTCAAGGTAGTTTTGCCATCTACATGGAACCATGGCACAGTGATATTGAAGATTTTCTTGAAATGAAAAAAAATCACGGTGATGAAGAAGCACGCGCCCGAGATCTTTTTTATGCTTTGTGGATACCGGATCTTTTTATGGAAAGGGTAGAGAATGATGAAGAATGGACATTGATGTGCCCTGATACTTGTACAGGTCTTTCTGATTGTTATGGTGAAAAGTTTAATAAATTATATAAATCATATGAAGAGAAAAATATGGGGATAAAGACTGTGAAAGCCCGTGATATATGGTTTAAAATGCTCGATAGTCAAATAGAAACGGGGACACCATATATGCTTTATAAAGATGCGTGTAATAAAAAATCAAACCAAAAAAATCTGGGTACAATAAAAAGTTCTAATCTTTGTACAGAAATTATCGAGTATTCAAGTTCTACGGAGACTTCGGTATGTAATCTCGCCAGCCTCGGGTTGCCTATGTTTGTAACAGACGGCGGGGCATTCGATTATGAAGGATTACATAAAATGACCAAGTTAATAACCGAAAATCTAAATAAAATTATTGATATTAACTTCTATCCTACAGAAAAAACACGGCGCAGTAATTATTTACATCGCCCAATTGGCATCGGTGTGCAGGGATTAGCAGACGTTTTCGCAAAAATGGATATTCCATATCATTCCAATGATGCAAAAGAAATTAACCGCAATATCTTTGAAACCATCTATCACGCAGCAATAGAAAAAAGCTGTGAAATAGCGCGTGACAGAAAAGCGGGAATGATTTATCTTAAGGAAATGCGCGTCTTCTGGGGAGATTCGGATGATGCTGCATCACATTCCCGGTTATATCGTAAGGTGGGACATCCCGAGAAACAAGTTCTCGACGATATCAATAAATGTCTTCATAAGTATAAACCTATACCAAGTGAAATCTATAAATTACCTGATAAATGGGCGGGAGCATATAGTTCATTCGGTGGTTCTCCAACCAGTGAAGGTATATTACAATTTGATATGTGGAATGTAATCCCAAGTGATCGTTATGATTGGGAGGTATTGCGTAATAATATTAAACAACATGGGATACGAAATTCCTTGTTGGTAGCACCTATGCCCACAGCTTCTACAAGCCAAATACTCGGCAACAACGAATGTTTTGAAGCATTTACGAGCAATATATATACGCGCCGGACTTTAGCTGGGGAATTTATCCGTGTTAATAAATATCTCATTGCAGAACTACTGAAACTTAATCTATGGAATGAAGATATTAAAAATAGCATTATTGAACATAAGGGTAGTATTCAACAACTAGAAAATATTCCACAGAAAATTAGAGATAAATATAAGATCGTATGGGAAATTCCTATGAAACACATCATTGAAATGTCGCGGGATCGCGGTGCTTTTATATGCCAAAGCCAAAGTTTGAATTTGTGGCAAAAAAATCCTACATATAAGAGTTTGACGGCAATGCACTTTTTTTCTTGGAAGCAAGGTCTTAAAACAGGGCTTTATTATTTGCGCTCTCGCGCAAAAGCATCGCCGCAGCAATTCACGATTGAACCAACACAAAAGAAGGATATCCCAGAGGAGGTGGGGGATGTTTGCGAAATGTGTTCGGGGTAATGTTTAAGTGATCGAGAGAAATCGGTCTTTGAACGCCGGGTTATCTACGAATATGTCTTTATCATATAACATCTTATAAAAGCAGCGAAAGCAAACAAATACATCAATCAATGAATTATGTAAATTCTGTGGAGTACTATTAAATAATTTTTTATATAATTCAATCAACTTCGGAGGTTTCGTTTCCAATCGCTTTGTCCAACTGTTTAGTCGAGAGATATTGCAAATCATAGCCCCATCCGTCATTGTGCAAACTTCAATACATTTTGTTCTCTTATACATATTAAGAAACCCATTTCGATACATTTCTACACGAGTGATGGTTTTATCAAAATTTAAATTATGTGCCACAATATACTGTGATTTCTGTAAATCTCTCCAAAAATCCTCCAATACCTCTTTGATTGAGATCCCCTTCTCTCGCATGATCTCATTTGTAATCCCATGAATATTACTGGCTTCTATCGGGATCGAGAGATGATCATCCAAGCGAACTATATAATCTTTAATGGCACATATCTCTCCTGTTTCCATATTACACGTCAACCAGCTCATTTGTACAATATATGGCCAATTTTCATTGTCTTTTAAACTGGCGCGCCTTTTTTTGGGCAATCCTGTTGTTTCTGTATCGAAAACTAAAGCAATCATTTTAAATATAATAAAAAAGTATTATATTTAATCAATTTTTAAAATTAAAATCTGGTAGCGTACAATAAAAAGGGTATTTTGTTTTATAAAGATGGGTTTCTCTCAACACGAGAGAAAGTGTATTGTTAGGATTAAAGCCCTGTAGCACTACCCGGAATCCTGTAGCTCCTTGTGCCGCATCTTTAGGCAGCTGAGGCGTTATGAATGTGTCGAGCACTTTAATGAATGGATTATCTATTAGAGAGAGACCATTAATAATATTTTCTATTTTTTGTGTCCTCAAACCTCTTACTGTTTGAATAATCATAAATGTCTTCCCTGCATAAATAGGACAGTCAAACCAATGTGAGACAATAAATTGCCCCATTATATTTTTTTTCGTAGTTGTTGTTAAAAACCGATGATATACAGCTTTCCATCTCATCGCATCATCGCACCAATGTACGAATACATAATCACAGATATTGAGTGGTGGTGGATCCAAATACATTGGGAGTTTCATATACTATGACCGAGAGAAACTAAATCAATTTTTCTATGATTACTTTTTGAAAAAAGGTCTATACACCTTGCGATACCCCTCAGCCGTCCGGTATTTAGATTGAGCAAATTCCTCCAATGTGTTAAATGTACTCTTTTCAAAACGTAAGATAGCCCCATCTAAGGTTATCGACGGATTCTGACATTTATATAAATGAAAAACACTTTTAGTTAGTTGCTTTTCATCTATTTTATAGCCCGTTAGTTCGTACGCTGTAATGAACATTATATATATATATATATTACTGCCTTCAATATTTTTTACAAATACCGAAGCTTTTTCGGTGCCATTGTGTTATTCCGTGCGCTTGTATCCCTTTTCGGTGCGCTTCAGTTCCATATCCCTTATTCTTGCGCAAATTATAAAATTCCTCTAAATTTTCATACTTGTCACACAATTCCTCGATATATTTATCTCTCGATACCTTCGCCAGTATCGACGCTGCCGCTATAGGTGTATACTTATCATCACCCCCCACAATGCATTTATATGGGATAAGTTTATGATTGCGAAAATATGTGTCAAAATGATCCCCATCTACCAATATGTGTTGGGGAACGACATTTAGTTGGTTAAGTGCCTCGTGCATACCCTGCTGCGTAGCCCGAAAAATATTTATTGAGTCTATTCTATCCTCGTCGACAAAAGATACCGCGAAATCAATCGCGTTCTCTCGAATATAATCATATGCAATAAGACGTTTTCTCTCTGATATCTTTTTACTATCCCGCATTAGAGAGTGGTCAAATGAGCGATCCTGTGGCAGAATTGCAGCTGCAACATATACCCGCCCAAATAAAGGACCCCGACCAGCTTCGTCAATTCCAGCTTCCACCATATTTTGAATATAATGCGATTTCAAAGACATATGTATTATGTGTTTGAAAGTATTTAAATTAAATTAGAAGATACTTGGATAGGATTAAGAGAAAGTTTAATATTTTGAAACCTAAGCATTTTCTTTTGTGTAGAGAGGGGTGCGTATAGGTGTGAAAATGCTTTCTCTCGTTCTCTCATACTTGTTGTAAGATTGGCTACCTTGATTAGGGTGTTGTTTTGTCGTATAACATTTTTTTCTTCACAATATGTTTTCCATCCCGAAAAATATTTTAATAATAGCATCTTTTCATATAAATTTATTTTTTTTAGATAATACATTTTAGGAGATTTTTTTTTGAATGAATTAATTGTTTGAATACCATTAACTATATCTGGTTTATGAAAAGATATTTTATTAAATTTGGAATTAAATAAATTGGCAATCGTTTGAGGAATATTGGGCGATTGTTCCAGCATTTTATCAAATTCAAGGCGTTTCATAGTGATAAAATCATTGGGTGGGCTTCGGTGTTCAGGATCCATGCTTAATTCACAACTTATCTCTCGAAAGAACGAGAGAAACCGCAAACTTGAAATTTTATGTTTTTCGCTTTGTTCCTTAAAGGTAAACATTTCTTGGAAATTAGTCAATAACCCGGCGATAATCCCGCAAATCCCGATTAACCCCTTAATGGCTGTATGTTTACCAATATCATCTGTAAGGAGAGTTGTTGTTCCTGCTATATATCCAAAAATAGATGCTGGTATGGATATGTATAGATTTCTATGTTTAAAATAATTTACACTCCGAGTATGTAGCCAAGCGTATCCAGATGCCTTTTCTGCCCAAATAACTAACAATTGTTCTTGTTGATATGTCCAATTTATTTGTCTATCCATAAATACTTGAAAGTTTTTTTTTCACACAATAGAATATACTATGAAACTTAATATATTTTTGGTTTTATTGGCGTTATTGCTTCTCTCTTGTTTAGGATCTAATATACAAGAAGGTTTTGGAATTGGTCAGGGAATAGCTAATTTAGGAGATGATGTAGGGCGAGGAATTAGAAATTTAGGGCAAGGTGCTGGAAATGTTATTGGTGGGGCAGCGCGTGGCGTTGGTGATGTCGTTGGGGGTGTCGGGCAGGGCGTTGGTGATGTCGCAGGTGGGGTCGGGCGGGGTATAGGCGATGTTGTTGGGGGAGTTGGGCGTGGCATTGGAAATGTTCTTGGAACGAACTATGTCGGCGATGACCATTATGCAGGTGGTGCCGGATCTTACGGTGACCCCATTGAAGAAATTGAAGAGAGACCGCGACGCCGCCGTAATCGTGATAAATGGATCTTAAAATCCCAAATTGTACCACCCGTTTGTCCTAAATGCCCAGATATTCGCACCTGTCGCCAAACACCGTGCCCAGCGTGCCCACCGTGTGGTCGCTGCCCTGACCCAGCCTTTACTTGCGAAAAAGTTCCAAATTATAATGCGCGTAATAATAACGATATGCCAAGACCTGTTCTTGATGATTTCTCTCAATTTGCTATGTGACTTTCCTTCACACATTTTTTATCCATTTGAAATGTTTTACATTTTTTTTCCTGAGGTACTATTTTTATTACACATTTAGATTTGGTACCATAAAGAGGGTCTGTACATCCATTTTCCTTTTTCTTTCTTTTTTTTCTGGTTTTCTTGCTTTTCGTACAACGTGAGCGAAAATGTTCATGACGCTCACGAACATCCGCATATGTTAGCCCAGATTTTTTACCCAACATCTTATTCTCTAATTCATGCAGATTGTATAACCAACGAGAGAATGATTCGCGATTTTTTAAATCTTTATTTTTTAACGGTAATACTTTGAGATTTTTTTTTAAATTCTCTCTACAATAACGACAAGGTAAAATATGTTGTAGTTGCAATAAAAAGTTTTTATAATATTTTTTTTGTTCTCGCGTTGGGTGATGAGGATAATTAAAGGAAATAGTATGAAGGAAGAACCATAGTCCTGGTCCCCATACTGATGTAAGCATTCCTTCTCCACTATTATATTGTTTTCTTGTATACACACGTTTTCTTTTAATTTTTTTCCTTGTTTTTCCCATATTAATATGACATAAGAAAAAAAGATCATATAAAAAAATTATCCCCTTTAATATAATTTATTAATTTTGCATTGAATGAAATTTGTGGATTCAAACTGGATATGTTATATTTTATCTTCCACAAATATTTATAAAATTCTTTATCATTTAAAAAACAATTTCTAATTATTTCCACAACATTGCCCTCAAAATTTCGCACAAACATAATATATTTATATTTATATTATCTTTAGGTATATTCGTCAAAAAACGCATCATCTTATATATTTTTATATTATATGTTGGAACAATTGAAGGAAATGCTTAGTAATCTTATATACAATAAAAAATTTCTTATTGTTGTATTTGTAGCAGCTCTGTTAACGGGGATAGCCTTTTTCATTTATAATTATTATGTAGCACCTCGTTTAAATCCATCCTTTGTGGAAAATAAAGAGTTGGTGTCTGCCAGCGATGATATTACCGAAATAGATATATATTATTTCTTTACCGAATGGTGTCCGTATTGCAAGAAAGCAAGACCAATTTGGGATAATCTTAAAGAACAATATAATGAAAAACTATTCAATGGAAAAACACTTAATTTTAAGGAAGTAGACTGTGAGAAAAATGAACAAATGGCAGATAGATTTAATATTGAAGGATATCCAACTATTAAGCTTGTTAAAGGAAATCAAGTTGTTGATTATGATGCTAAACCTGATGCTGAATCTTTAAAGGAATTTTTACAAACTTCTGTGTAATTTTATTTGTGTTATTATGACTCCCCCCTTTTGTAAATACCCGTACGATCACAGTAATAATAGGTGGTGCAAATGCTGCGATAAGTAAAAATAACAATACCAAGCTTGGTTGCCAAACCTTTTTAGCTTTTATTATATGGATTATTTTTGATTCTGTGATGCCGATACCAATATACATCATTGACATTTGAAGCATACTCATAGATCGAGCCATTTTACTTGTGGGAATAATATCACCAGTTCCGACAGTTGTTTGTGTTGTTAGGCTATAATAAAAGAAATCCAGTAATGTTGAATGTGATCCTAATCCCTTGAACTCACAATTATCATCTTTCTTAGGACACTTTTTGCTATTGGCTATCCACCAATAAATGAAAGCGAATACAAAAACCAGCATAAATTGCCAAAAAATAAATATCAAAAAATTAGAACCACCCTTGCTTGCTTTTATAAGACTTAACATATATTATCTTATTATTATCTTTCTTTGTTTGATAAAAATAATTGTACCGCTTGTTTTCCATTATTAATATATTTCTCCCTAAGGACTGAATCCTCTAATAATTGTTTACATTCCTTAATACTGATAGGGTCATAGGGGATAAGTATTTCATTATCTATATCTGTAACTATTTTTTTTCGTAATTTTCTAAAAAATTTTTTATATAAAAAAAATGAAAATTCCAGCATAGGGGCATCTTTGGGGAGATCATCTTCTGCGGATGACATCATATATTTTATCCCAAGAATTTCTGAAATTTCTGCTCCTTCTTTGACGCAAATATCTACTGGATAGTCGTTTAATAGACCTCCATCTAAATAATACGAATCATTATACCACAATGGTTGAAAAATAAATGGTAGAGTGCTGCTTGCATAAATGGCATCAATGACTTTCATATCGGGGTGGGTTTTATGATTAAAATCTACAAGCAACATATTATTAATTTTTATGGAAAATATGTGTAGGGTTATGTTTGAGTATTCGTAAAGTTCTTTCAGTGTAATATCTGTCGTCAAATCTACAGAATTAAGCAGATTTTTTAATGATTCTTGGAAAAAAGAATTATCGAACAGTCCCTTTTTTGTCATAGTATTTAAAAGCATATCAGGCGTGACAGATACAATTTTGTGCCAAGGGCGATTTTTTATATAATCGAGGACAATATCCCAATCTATTTTTAAACATATTATTACGCCAATAAATGCCCCAATAGAGATAGAATATATTTCATTAATATCATTTATATTATAGTATTTCTTGCTATTTAATTCATAGAGGGCACCCAAGGCAGCGAGTCCGAGATATCCTCCTCCACCTAATACAATATATTTAATAGACATAATTAATACATACAGTTTATATTAAATTCTTTTTTTCTTTAAATTATTTAATGGACATGGGAAATTGGCAAGAAAATATAAATTTAGATGATTTATATACTCGAAGCAGAGAACTGTATGTTAATCGCTTAAAAACCTACCAAAAAATTTTATCCCGGGCTCATAAAAAAATTAAAATAACATCCCGACAAAAACATAATGATCTCTTTTGTTTTTTTGTCGTCCCCGAATTTCTTGTGGGAATCCCCACCTATGATTTATTTACATGCATTACCTATTTAATTGAACAATTGGGAAAAAATGGATTTGAAGTAAAATATACACACCCCAATTTACTCTTTATTTCCTGGAAGCATTATATTCCAGCATACCAACGTTTAGAAATAAAAAAAAAATATGGAGTAAAAATCGATGGATTTGGCAATCTTGTAAAAGACAAAAAAGAGGAAGAAAAACAAAAACATCTTATATCAGCTGTATCCACTACACAAGGCGCAAATAATAAAAATTTCAAAGCTATAAATACCTATAAACCAACCGGAAATCTTATTTATGGACAAGATCTTATTAAACGTATCAACGCCAAGACAACAAAATGATCAGCTGTTCTCGATTTGTGACTGGCCAGTCACAGCCGGGTCTAGATTATATTTTTTTTTGTTATCTATTTTGCTTAGACATGGATTTTGGGGATAGATTTTGGTAATATTCGTTGGGGGGGGTACCCCGTTTTGGACATTTTTAAAATGTCCAAAACGGGTCATGCCCCTAGAGAAAAAAACCCAAATTCGTGCTACCAATCCATGGCTTCTTGATACATGGAGAACGTTTTCGATATTTCATTTTTTTTTTCATGTAGGGGCTTATTTTTCAAAAATTATGGACCAAACAGTAAAACAGTAGATTTCCCATTTTTTGGCAAAAATCACGATGGATAACATTGGATAACACAGAAATCCGGGAAATCCGGAGTCATAAATTTATGGTGCGGAACTGTAGAATGTAAAAAAATTTAGCACCATTATTTCTCCCTACACGGATAACTTTGGATAACAAAAATCCGCAAAAAGTCCGCAAAAATCCGCAAAAAGTCCGCGCGTGGTCTATGGTATGGTTATATTGCTACTATTTTCAAACTCTCTTACCTTATGTAGTGAAACGTGGTAAATTCAAATGCACCTTTTTTTTTAAAAAATTAGATATATTTTAAAAAAAAATAAGGTATTTTCTAATTAGAAATTATATTGATGCCTACAAACCAACTGCTAATATTATTTATGGACAAGATATTATTAAGTATATCAATACGCAAAACAAAAAGCTGCAAAAATTCACAAAAAAATCCGGAAAAATCCGGGCGTGGTCTATGGAATGGTTATATTGCTACTATTTTCAAACTCTCTTACCTTATGTAGTGGATCGCAGTAAATTCAAATGTAACTTTTTTCAAAAAATTAGATATATTCAAAAAAAAAAGATTAAGGTATATCCTAATTATAAATACATGGATAACTTTAGGATAACAAAAAATCCGGAAAAATCCGGTAAAAAATATAATTGTGGAAAGTGTGACTATCATTGTAATGATAAAAAAGATTTTTCCAAACATTTATCCACTACAAAACATGTGATGGATAACTTTAGGATAACAAAAAATCCGGAAAAATCCGCGAAAAAATATAATTGTGAAAGGTGTGACTATCATTGTAATGATAAAAAAGATTTTTCCAAACATTTATCCACTACAAAACATGTGGTGGATAACTTTAGGATAACAAAAAATCCGGAAAAATCCGAAAAGGAATATTCTTGTGTTGGTTGTGGGCGAAAGTATAAATATAGGAGTGGTCTTTCTAAACACAAAAAAAAATGTTTTGCTGAAAAAATGACAGGTGAAGAAAAATCGCGCCTTGATTTTTTGGAGGAAGAAATAATAAAGATGGCGTCTAAAAGTGACAATACAAATGAGGTATTGAACATGATAAAAGATTTGGCTTCCAATCAGTCTCAAGTCAATCAAACTCTTTCTAATACCCTAAAGGATATGATTCCGAAAATAGGAAATTATAATAATAATAAAATTTCCATCAATGTATTTCTAAATGAACATTGTAAAAATGCAATGAATCTCACGGACTTTGTCGAAAAAATAAAGATAAGCATTGAGGACTTAATGTATACAAATGAAAATGGTTACGCGGAGGGAATAAGCAACATATTCTTAAAGCATCTTACTGATATGCCACCGACTGAACGCCCATTTCACTGTAGTGATAAGAAGAGATTGCAATTTTATGTTAAAGATGAGAATAAATGGGAAAGGGATAAAAAAAATGAAAAGATCTCAAAGACAATACAAAAAGTATCTGTAAAGCAAATAAAGCATTTGAAAGAATGGGAAAATAGACACCCGGGATATTTGGAAGAGGCTGACTTAATGGAGGAATGGCGTAGTATGGTTCATACAATGATGGGTGGTGGGAGCGACCTAAAGAGATGTGAAGAAAAAATTGTCAAAACTTTGAGTAATAATGTTTGTGTTAAAGATGAATTAATGTCTAAATAATTTGATATCGTGATAACAAGATATCAAATGGTGGAAAAGTATTTAACGGCGGCGGCGGCGGCGTCCTCCGCGGCGGCGGCGGCGGGTTTTGCGGGCGCGGCGGCGTTTCTTGCGGCGAGTTTTGGGGCAGTGCTTCCGGCAGCGTTTGCGGCAAGTGCGGGTTTTGCGCCGGCGACGGCGTCCTCCTGTTTGAGATGTGCTTCCTGTCATTATATGTTAGGGGGAGAAAATTATTTTAGAAGGTTATTAAATTCTTTTTCTAAATTGGCTCGCCGTTTATCATTACGCATTTGTTCTTTTTTCTCAACAAGGGCTTCAAATAATTTTATTCCCTTGCGGAAATCTTTTTCACATTCTAAATATAATTGCATAATTAATTTCCGTGTTTCGACAGTGATGGCGTTAAGTGAATTTCTTGTTAATAAAGGATTCAATGTATATTCTTCCCGACGCGTTTCTCTATTTACCTTTTTAACAAATATTTTGCCAAGGATGGCAATCAGCTTATTTTGATTTTCCTTTGCATTATTAAGCATATTTTTGAGATGTTCGGCATAAGGTATGTATATACTTGAGTCCGCCTCATAAGTAAATGCTTTGCTTAATATGCCATTTTCTTGACATCCTGCCCTATTATGAAAATCAGCTAAAGGAATTTTAGAAAATTCGTCTATATCCTTTGGAACGGCAGAATTTCCAGTGAAAGCTTTGTAAAATGTTGCCACATCTTTTTTGTATTCTTTTTTAGCAGTATCAGACATTTTTGTGAATTGTCCTGTCCCGTAATCGTATACATCAAGGTAAAGATAACGAAGTTCAGGGATACCCACCTCTGAATTAAATTTCCGTGCTCTTCCACGCGTACCTGGTATATTAGAAGTCCGTGACCATGGTTTATTAATTTTACACACACGAATATTATATTTACCTGTTTTTCTATCAAATTTTGGCGTCAGCGCTTTAATACGCCTTGAGCATAAATTATTGTCAAAACTTTTAATCATCGATCTGCTTTCCCCTTCATCGCCATAGTAGTTATACCCGCGCCTTTTTGGGATTTTGTCTTTATCTAAAATAGATACTCGCCGGCGCTGACCGACATCATCTGTAAATATGTATTCTGGATTTATCGTCTTGAGTATAGCGGCGAATATATGTCCTACCTTTACATAAAATCGCGCGATACCAATGCACATTCTTTTCTTTCTAAAAGAATTTTTCACATCTAAATTCTTTAGATTTGATTTATCAAAATATATAAGCTTATCGCGGGACATTTTATCAATCAAAACGCCGCGGTCCATTCTTTGTTCTAAATATTTCACATCTTGTTGATCTAAGAATTTATTAAAAATTCTGGAGGTTAATATTACAAGCTTGTCACAATAATCCTTTCTTTCAAGGTTTGCCAAATCTTTATAATGCGATGTAAGAATATATTTTGTAGCAATTTGATCTAAATCTTTTACCAGATTATGTGGATGTTGTTTGGTATTTTGAGCGTTCCCCATATGATATAAATAAATATTTTATATTGCAAAATTGAATTAAAAGAAATTAATATTATTAATTAATCAAATGCAAAGCAAAAAAAAAAAAAGAAGAGCAGGTGTAAATAAAAAGAAAATATGGGATTTATTTGAAAAGACAGTTCCCGAGACAAAAAAATTAGAATGTCTTTATACAAAGAGTAAACGTAATACGCGCGATAAATGCGACTTATGTGGTTCGGCTGTACGTCTCTCAGAGGAAAAATTTATGGTATGTACAAATAGTAAATGTGGAATCATCTACAAAGAGGTATTAGATCACACAGCGGAATGGCGTTATTACGGTGCAGGAGATAGTAAATCTATAGATCCCACTCGTTGCGGTATTCCCATTGATCCACTATTAGAGATATCTTCTTACGGATGTAAGGTTATGTGTGGACGGCGTTCTACTTACGAAATGCGTAAAATAAGGCGTTATACGGAATGGCAATCAATGCCATATAATGAAAAATCAATGTATGATGAGTTTCAGCGTATAAAGGCTATGGCTACAATGGCGGGTATTCATAAGATAATTATTGATGAAGCATTGCGATATCACAAAAAAATTTCTATGGAAAAAACATTTCGCGGGTTGAATCGTGATGGTATTATTGCAGCATCTATTTATATAGCTTCCCGTATTCATGGGTATACGCGCACTCCAAAGGAAATTGCCACAATATTCATATTGGATAATACAAGCGCAACCAAGGGGTGTAAGAATGCTTTAACAATATTAAATAAAATAGAGAAGGACTTTCATAATAATGATAAAACATTCTTCCATCAGACGAAACCACTTGATTTTATTGAAAGATATTGTAGTCGGTTGAGTGTTAATAGTGAATTAACGAAAGTGTGTAAATTTATAGCTGTGCGAATAGATTGTAATAATATTATTCCTGAAAATACTCCTCACTCTGTAGCTGCCGGTATTATTTATTTCATCGCGCAGATTTGTTCTTTGAATATAAGTAAACACGATGTATATTGTGTAAGTGAAATTAGCGAGGTAACAATTAATAAATGTTACAAGAAATTGGAAAAGATGAAAGAAGATTTGATCCCATCATCTATTCTTGAAAAATATGCGTGAAAATAACCATTCAATAATAATAATATAATTATATGAAGATTTTTATTATTCCATATAGAAATAGGGATGGGCAACTACGTGTTTTTTTGAATCATATGAAGTATTTGTTGGAAGATATGTCTCCTAATGAATATCGTATTTATATTGTTCACCAAGCAGATAAACGCCCATTTAATAGGGGGGCTATGCGTAATATTGGATTTTTGGAAGCGAAAAAGGACTTCCCTGATACCTACAAAGATATGGATCTGGTCTTTCATGATTTAGATAATTTGGTTGGTAAAAAAAACATTGTAGAATTCACAACAAATCGTAATGAGATCAATCATATTTATGGGAATTATAAGAACGAGGATTTAGGAGGAATTTTTGTAATGAAGGGAAGGGATTATGAAAAAAGTGGGGGATACCCCAATTTTTGGGGGTGGGGGTGGGAAGATACGCTGTTAGGTCGCCGGTGCCGTGAAGCAAATCTTACCATCATCCGTAATAAGTTTAGCTTGTATGATACGAAAATGGTTCATTTAGATAATACAGCAAACTGTCCAGCGTCTATGAAGACTCTTAATACATTTAATGAAATGGCGACGAAGGAGCGGCTGCAGCGTAACATTAGAATTGCCGATGGGTTTGTTTCCTTGAAAAATATAAACGCATCCAAAATCTCTTTAGAACCTTCTGTTGAAATTATAAATGTCTCTGCCTTTACGTGCAATAATTCCGAAAAAAACTATGATCCAAAAAAACGATGGCTGCTCTCTTCGAATTTTAGTGAATTTCTTAAAAAATATATATATACCAAGCAATTCAAGGTTATGAAATGATCAACCAAAATGCGTATTTTATAATGCATTTATTCACATCTTGTAAAGTATAATGAAAAAACTATTTATTATACCTTATCGTGATCGTTTTTCTCATGGGCAGGTGTTCATCAATCATATGTCAAAGATATTAGAGGATGACGAATATGAGTTTATCTTTGTCCATCAGTGTGATCGCCGCCCTTTTAATAGGGGGGCTATGAAGAATGTGGGTTTTTTGTATGCCAAAGCTACCTATCCACAAGAGTATAAAGATATGACATTGATTTTTCATGATATCGATCACGTTCCAGCTATTAAAGGACAATTTGATTATGAAACAACCAAAGGGACGGTAAAGCATTATTTCGGGTTTAATCATGTGTTGGGGGGAATGTTTGCAATAAAGGGTGGGGATTTTGAGAGAACCTTTGGCTTCCCGAATTTATGGGGTTGGGGGTTTGAAGACAATGCAATACAAAAAAAATGGCTCGCGGTTGGTGGAAAAATAGATAGAAGTCAATGGATAGGGCGTCGTGATAAACGAGTAGTCGAACTTACTCATGGGGTTATGTTTTCGATGAATAAACAGATAAATCCACGTAATGTTGATTATTTTTATGAGGAGATAGGAACACATGGATTTCATACGTTAAAAAATCTTACGTATACTGTCGAGGGTGTAGGGGATAAAAGTAAGATGGTAAATGTGAAGTCGTTTACGAGTGAAACTAAGGCAAAAGATCAAATATTCCAGAGGGGAAGACCAAAAATGAAGTATAGACCAAGTAAGATTACCAGAATGTCTGATTTATTACGTATGGGTCGGCGTTAATCTTTTATTAATAATCCCATTGCCTTTTTATGCGAGATGTTAGTTTTTAACGCATTAAGCAATGACGGTGGTTTGGTACTTTGTATAATTTTTTTTTGTTGGATAATTTTCTGTATTGTACTTTGGTATGTATCTTTTTGTTTTTTGACAGAGTTCATGACAGCTGTATGTGTATTATTTACTAATTTATCATATTTTTTTTCATTTTCTTTGAAACCTATCTTCATTTTACCCCGCTCTTGTATCATAATGGATTTTGGGAAAGTAAGTCCACTTTCTTGCAAAATATATGCCAATTTTTTACGATCGCGAGCGATAAGCTTATCGGACAAATTCTTTTGCTTATCGTAAGTATGATTGTAGTGTGGGTTTATATATCGAGGCGCTCCCCCACAGTTCATACACCATTTGTCCAGTAAAGGATACAATAGATCTTCCCAGTAAACTTTTGTCATCCAATCATCACAGAACCAATTAATGATTTCGGGGGGGAAATAGAATTTAAAAATTTCGTAGTGTTTCCTTGATACAAAACTTTGCGTGTGAACGCGGTATTGCATTTTATCGTGAGGTCCTGTGCATCCTAAATTATGATAGAGGCGAAGGAGTTTAATTGATTTCGTGACCCATCCCTTATTGATAAATTGTATATCATCTCCGCATTGGTAGAAGTAATCGTAGCCATCATGATAAGCTTTATGGAAAAGACGATTCCACATAACGGTTAGATGCCCTTTCTTGATACCTTGCATAGAAATAAATTGGAGGGAGACATTTTTCATCACTGATATGAATCTAAGCAGTTCTTTTCTCTCGCTTTCTTTGGAATATAGTGGGTCATTGTTATCAATGCCTACATAATATGTATAGGTGTGTTCTGGATCGTAGGTGAGTAAGAATGATTTAAGATTTATTTTATAGAGATCGGTTTCTTTGATATTTTTCCACGGGCGCTCTTTTGTGGTGGATGGGATAAGTATGGCGACTTTTATTCCTGACATTAAGAATAATAAATGTTTAGATTTAAATATTTATTTTTTATTATATTTAATGAAACCTTCCTCTTTTTGTACTATTTGTACACATACCTGCTACCAAGAATTAATAGGGTTATTGTTGTCTCTATCTCTCCATCATCCGGGAGCTACTATTTATTGTATGGTGGATACCAAAACGAAGGGTGAAATTGAGAGAATGACGCCGAAACCTAAACTGAATATAGTGTGGGATATTGCATTAGACGAGTATAACGGAATGAATCGCCAAATGATGGTAAATGCGTCTATATGGAATGAGTTTCAAATGGCGAAAGCTGATGTTATTACCTTAGCTTTGAAAACAAGCCCGGATACTTTATTTTTAGATTCTGATATTTTTATATTAGGAACAATAAATGATGTAGATAATAGTAAAGAATTAGGGATATCGCCACATTATATTAAGAAATCTAATACAGATATCTATGGGTTTTATAATGGGGGTATGTTATGGACAAATCAAAAGTCATTACCCGATAAATGGAAAGAATATACCAAGACATCACATTATCATGATCAGGCAGCCATAGAGGATTTGGCGCGATGTTTTTCTTATTTTGAATTTGGAGAGAATTATAATTTTAGTTGGTGGCGTGTGCAACAATCGGAAGAGCTGCCTAAAAAAATAAGAGGATATTTATCTATCCGTAACGGGGAAATATATTATAAGAAGAAGCCTTTAAAATTTATTCATACGCATCTTAATAACAAGAGATATGGAGGGTTTAATAATTTAATGTTATCAATGTTACACCAATGTAAAAAATATCGCGAGCTATTATGTATTCAACGAATGTTAGATAATAAGTGGACATTACAACTTCCAAAGCAACCTATGGCGGGAGCGTGGAAACATACGAATGATAGTTTTCGAGAATTATGTATTTTACTGAAGAGTAAAAATAAAGATGTAGATGTTGAACTTAATAGGGATAGTGGACATGTATGGTTGAAACCAAAAGTTTTATTATATGATCGCCCTACAAGTTATTGGTTTGATGAGCAATGCCAGCAAAGTTATAAATTATTATTGGGGAATGGTTCGATGGAAGTAGAAGGGGTACAATTAAAGGCGATGGGGGTAAATGCATCTCCATGGATTTTTTGGGCGCGTCGTCCTATGATATTGGAAAAAGTATTGAGAGAAAATGGACGATTAGCGTGGGATCAACGTTCTAACCGATCAGTATTCATGGGTAATTATGAAAATGATATTCAAGAGAAATATCGTAAGACAAATATTGGTTGGAAGGATGTTATTTCTATGTTTCATTGTACGGCTGGATTTACGCATAAGTTTACTCAGCAAGAATATTTGTTGAAGTTGAGAGAAAGTAAGTACGGGTTGTGTTTGCGTGGGTTTGGGAGTAAATGTCATCGAGAAGTGGAATGTATGGCTTTTGGGACCGTACCTCTTATCTCTCCGGGTGTGACGATAGAATCGTATTATGATCCGCCGAGAGAAAACATACATTATATTCGCGTAGGATCACCTGAAGAGGCGAGAGAAAAGATGTCGCGGATAACGGAGGTCGAATGGACAAAGATGTCTTTGGCGTGTTATGAATGGTATCAAAGGAATGTGCATAGTGATAATTGTTGGGGGACAATGATAGAGTATTTATTGTATAAATAATATAAATTTTTGCCAAAGCGTTTCGGTGGTTCATGTCTAAATCTCGTTAATTTTAATGTAATATTATTATACTTAACAATATTACTAATATGTCTGCTTGTATATCAAAATCTTGGTATTTCTTTAACTTTTTGAAGCATATCTTTCATCGTAATGGTCTTGTCATTTCGTAAAGTTTTTAGAATATAATCTACTTGCTCTTTTTTAACTTTGTATGCTTTTGATGTCTTCCTTTTCCGTGTTATATTTATCTACCCAACGCATTAGACTTCGTGGGTGGCACTTAAATATCTCACAAGTTTGCACTTGATTCTTATTTTTAGATAAATAATACTGAACCGACGTAATCTTATAGTCTTCGCTTTTGTGTGGTGGAATTTCTATATACTATTATATCTTATAATTTATCATTTAACCATAATCCAGTACAAATGTGCATTCCATAACACCCTTTTTTTTTTAATTGTTCTATGTATAATTGATTATTTTTTGTAGGTGGATGGAATAACATTCTTTCAGGAATATTAATATCATTTTTATTCAAATATCTATCATACATATTAAAAACAAACAAAGGACCTGTGCTTTTTATAACATTATTAAATCCATCAAATGGTAAATTTTTTCTATCAAGTTTAAATAGTGTATCCATTAATGATTTCCAAAATGGATGATTTGGAACAGAAGCAAATATACAATTTCCTAAATTAGTTATTTTATTATTATCATCTAAATCACGATTTGTTGGTATCACAATTTTTTCATTTAATAAATCAAACGGTTTAAACATTAGATAATCCATATCTGCATATAATCCACCATATTTATACATTAAAAAATATCTAAACATATCTATTTTCATAATCATTCTTGGCAACTCATTAAACTTGTCATAATATTCTGGAAATTCTGTTTTCATTAACCTATCCATATCTTCATCTGTATAAAAACGATATTCAAAATCTGGATGTAATCTTTTAATTTCTGTTTGACACATTTTATATGTTTCCGGTAAATCGTGATTTTTATATGTTTGATGAATAATTTTTGGTATCGTCATTCTAATAATAGAAATTTCTTTTGTATTATAATTAGCTAATTTCATTATATTGTATTTTTTTAAAGGTAAACCCTTACAACTTAGGGGTCTAAAAGCACCCACTTTACAATCAGGATTATCCACTGTCTGGTTACAGCAATTAATCAATAAAATATATTTAAATTTATAACTATTAGTTAAATAATCAAGAAATAAATATATATTATTTAATGGCCAATGTTGTACAACATCTTTTAATATACACATATCTCCTCCTATAATACTTTCTTTATCTGCATATATATCAAGATGTTTAAAAGAATATTTTGGTTCTGAATATTGTGTTTTATGGTACTCTATAACATCCTTATATGCATCATATCCTGTATAAGTAATTTCTAAATCATTATACAATAATTTGCCTATTCTAAAATCACCACACCCCAAATCAACTATTTTATTAATCTTTAAATCCCCAATAATTTTCCTTAAAAATTGAATATAAAATTTATTATATTCTATTGAACTTCCTAAACCACTGCTACCCGAATATGCTATATCCATATTATTACCCCAATGATTTTTTTCATAAATTTTAGTAAAAGTATCTTCCATTTTTAATTTATTATTAACAAAAGGATATGTTTTAAAACATATATCAGGAATAATAGTATTCGCCTTTCTATTATTTTCAAAATCTTTTGTAGGGGGTTTCCAATTACCAGTGTTGGGTGTATCATATAGGACATTTGGAATTGTGTTGGAATTTAACCCTAATTCTTTAACCAATGATTTGTGTATATATGTGCATTCAAACACTCTTGGTATTTGTATTCCATCTATAACACATCTATATTTATAATCCCATCCACTATTTTCATCTGTTCTTGTTATTATCAATTGATTTTTATCAAATTTATAAGAAAATTTTATGGGAAATTGTGATTTATAATCAAATACAATCTTTGTATCAGTTGAGTATTCTTTATCTAAATTTATAATTTTTTTATTAGTTGCTGAAGTTCCTATGTTAATAATTTTTTCACCAATTAATGTAGTGCTTCTCCAATTATTTCCATGAAAATGAATGCAGTAATGTGTGTTTGCTAATTTTTTAATAGCATCTAATTTTTTACTTAAACTTATATTATTAGCACACTCGTGTTCTAAGTGGAATTCTATACATATTTGTTTAAATTTGTTAATTTCAATATCTGATAAATTATTAATCCAATCAAATTCGCTACCTTCAATATCCATTTTTAGAAAAATATTATTATAATTTTTAATTACATTTTTCATATCAGTTGTATCACTCGTCGCACCAATATTTTTTTTTAAAAATATTATATTTGGATGTTTATGTGGAATATTATTAATTGTTCCATCGAATGCAAAACATATTATTTTGTATTTATTTACAAAATAATGTTCAAATGTATCATCATCATTTGCTATACCACACGATAATAACACATCATAATTACATAAATCATCTAAAATAATATATCCACCATCATATTTTGAACCGATCCGTAATTTATTATTAATATTATAAACCTGTAAATAATCATAATTATTCATCTATATTATTTATATATTTATTTACTTATATATTTTTTATTATATTCAAACTTATAATCGGCGTTTTGAATTTCCAAAGGTGATAAATTTTAATATCACGGTTTATTTGTGTATTGAGTTCGATTTATACCTTAAAAAAAAGGATGTGAATAATGAAACGCAACGTATAGTTGATAGATTGATAAGTGAGGGATATAAAATATTAAAGAATGATAATTTAAATATTACCTTTATGTTTAATGTATAATGAGTTAAAAAAAAACTTTATATTTTATTATATATAAATGAGTACAATTTTAATAATTCCATATAGAGGTCGAGAAGAGCATTTGAAATATTTTATAGATAATTCCGTACCATTATTGAAAAAATATATGGAAAATATGAAAGTAGTTATAGTGGAACAAACGGAGGGAAAACCTTTTAATAGGGGAAAACTTTTAAATGTTGTTTTTAAAGAATATGAAGACGAATGTAAATATATAATAACTCATGATGTAGATATCAATCCTAAAAAAAAAGCTATTATAGAATTATATAACGACGAGGTAGATGATAATGTATTTAAGGGAATTTTAACTTCTCCCTGTGATACATTGGCGCCTATATTTAAAACAAATATTAAGAATTTATTTGTAATCAATGGATTTCCTAATAATATTTGGGGTTGGGGAGTGGAAGATAAAGCAATTCAAAATAGAGTATTGCATTATCAGTTTAAAAAAGAAACTAATTTATTGAATTATTCAAATTGGAAAAGAGAACCAGGACATATATATGATACATATTTTACATCATTTAATGATATAAATGACAGAGATCGAACATTCGAGAAACAACACTATCGACTTCATTATAGACGGTGGAAAAATTTATCAAATATAGAAAAAGAAAAATGTATTATAGGTAATGGGTTAGACTCTCTCACTTATAAATTGATAAACAGGGAAATAATTGAAGAAGGTGTTATTGAAAAAATTGTAGTAGATATTTAAACATATATTGTTAACATATGTATAAATATGAAAGTAAGTTATATTAATTTTTGGAATCAAAATGCCGAAAGAGATCCTCCAGATTTTTGGCTATCAAATTTTTGCAAATCTAT